GTATTTTTTCGTTCTTATCAACATAGTATCTCACTAACGAATAAATCATCAGAGATTTGCCTGATGCAGTGGGACTTATCAGTAGCTTTCGATTATGTCTTAATGCATCGTATACTCCCTCTACTTGATACTGCCGAGGAGAATGAGCACAAATAGAATGCATATAATCCTTGACACCCTCATATGAAATTTCTTCATTAACTTCAAAAGGTTGTCCGTAAAATTTGTTTTCTTCAAATTTAAAAGAATATCCGTATTGCTCACAAAAATTTACAATCTTATCCAACAGTCCAACATAGATCTGTTTAGATCTCATATCATATAAATGAATTTCCCCATTCCAATTTTTATTTCTATATTGGGGCATGAACTTCATATTAGGAACTTCAAACTTAAAGTGATCTCGAAGTTCGTACTCAATATGGGGTTCTGTTTGTATTTTTAAAAATACTTCGTTTGATTTTGAAATTACAAGGTCTGTTGTATTCACGATGATCCATTCATCTATGAATATTTATTTACCCGAGTCCAGCGTTAAATCTCATAAACTCAATAGCATTTTTGATCTGATAAGTTCTATTCTGAATCATTTTTAAGATGCTTTCAATATAAACAAGCATCGTATCATAATAATCTATCTTCAAACAAACTGTTGAAAGTTTTTCGTCTGCATCAAGATATTTTTGCATCGTATCTTTGTCACGAATCTTTTTGGGAAATGGATTGTCTATGTAAACTTCTGGATCAGATTTTCCAGAATAGTATTCGTATCGTTCGTGACGAATATTTCTTTTTTGTTGTTCTGCTTTTTTTCTTAAAAGAAAAATTGTATTATATAAATCAAAATATTTTGCATGAAGAACTGGGATATTTAAAGATTCTGTATGTAAATTGTCTGGATCTATTTTTGAATCTTTCTCCCACATTTCTTGAACTTTGTCAAGATCAATGGTCATAATTCGTCGCCATTCATATTTGTTACCGTGTATATAGTATACTTGAAAGAAACGTCTGCTGTAAAGTATTCTATGTCAGTTTGAGTTGCGTCATAACTTAAAGTTGATAAAGAGTATGGAAACAGATCTTTAAATCTTATTTGATAAGATGAAATTTGTGAGTTATTCAGTATTATTAAAGTTCCATCTGAATACACGTTCATTTTTTTGGAATCTTTACTCAATTCTGGATAATATTCTTTTTGTAAATCAGAAGATTCTTTGGCAGCATTTGGATATCCAAGACCTCTCATCCAGTTTTGAATTTCCATATAGTTCTCTAAATTTTCATCAATTAGAAAACGAAGATTTAAATCACCAAAATCTAATTCATCTCCAGGTTCAGGAACTTTTCTACCAAGACGAGTTGGAAAATTTGCAATAGCAAGATTTATATCTGGAATATTTGCTTGATTGCAAAAAAATGCTACTTTTGGACTTCTTGATAGAATAAATCTAAATCCTGTAGGAGACAAAAAGTTTCTATTTTCAATTTGATTTCTAGACATTTTTTTAAATATTTAGATAAAAAAAGGGTCCCTTTCGGGACCCGATAAACCTTGTGAAAAAATCACATGAGGTTCTTAACAGCAACTCTTCTGTAGTAACGGTTTGCGTTAACAAGAAGTCTACCTTGACCCTGGGTTGTACCTTCAGCGAATGGGTTTGCGACCATGCCGTAGCGGGTCTTAAAGCCAATCTTTGGCTGGAAGGTGTTCTCACCAACGGCACGAACCATTTGGAGAGGAACATATGGGCAGTAGAAGAGACCTGCGTCATAAGGTGAAGAACCCTTATAACCAACAACATAGTACTGGTTGCCTGGGGTCTCGTTACCGGTGGTCAGGTTAGCAGCATAAGGATCAATATAAACACGATACTTACCTTGCAGAACACCAGCGAAGGTGTTACCAGTGTCGTCAACGTTGAGGTTAGCGTTGAGTGCAGGGGTGTAATCGAGAACACCAGCCATGGTCAGTGCCGAAGCAACGTCAGCAGAGCACAGGATGATGTTGCCCTTTCCTCTACGAGTTCTTTGTGCGATTGCGTTAGCATCACGCTCGATTTGGAAGAGCAGACCCTTGAACTTCTCAACAGACCAACGACCGTTGGAATCAACGTCGAGGTCAAATACACCAGCGGTAGCAACGTTTTGAACTGCACCCTGTTCAGCAACCTTATAGATGGTTCTGATAACTTCGCGGTTGATTTCTGCCAGGATCTCCGTTGAGAGAATGTTGGCAAGTTCCGCTTCAGCATTCAGACCATGAATTGCTTTCAGGTCTTGTGCAAGCTCAAGGCTGTATTCTGCCTTCAGTGCTCTTGACTTTGCAGTAACAGTGACTTTCTCGATTGAGAATGCCATCTGGTTGAATTGACCAATGCCATCGCCCAGATTTTCTGCATCGTCGGTTCTCAGACCTTGACCAACATCATAACCAGTTGATGATGCTGATGATACAGGATTGAGAACTGATGGGTTTGAACCTGACTGTGAGGTTGTACCCATTCCAGCGGCAACATCGCTGAAACCGTTGGTTCTATTGAAGTTGGAGTCTTGTCCAGAGAATGCAGTATCTGCTTCGTTGAACAGTGCTTCTTCTCCGTTCTGGGTCTTATACTTGGAACGCATTGCGAAGATCAGTCCAGTAGGACCGCTCATTGGTTGAACACCAGCGAGATCATATGCGACCAGGTTTGGCATTGAACGTCTGATCAGTGAGATCAGAACTGGATCAAAACCTGCAACAGTGGTGTCTGATCCTGCTGAAGTATAACCACCATTACCTACGGCATTGGTTGGTGATTCAGCAAGGAATGAACCAGAGGATGCAAAAGCGTTTTGATCTCTGAGGAATTTTTCTTGGTTCTCTAACAGGACAGCGGTTACCGCCTTACGATGGGAATCTTTGATTGGATCAAGACCCTCATAGTTGAGGAGAGGTGCCCACTTTTCCTGCAGATGCTCTGAATGGAACATTTGCGTTTACCTTTTTTTAGTGTGACAGTTTGCGTTTGAATTATATTAAATTCAATTATTTGCTAAATCTTGAAAGAGTGTTCAGATAAGCAGACATTGAACCAGAAATATTTTCTGGTGAATTATCTACTTGCTCTGACAGAGATTCAGTTTTAGCTTTTGGAGTGCTTCCTTTTGAAGGAAAATATGCTTCCTTCAAAGTCTCCATTTTTTCACGATATTCTTCTTCACTTTCAAACTCAACACTTTCGGCAAGTGAAGCGAGTTTCTCTTTCTGGGTGGCAGCAAGGCCCTCAGAAATCTCATCGAAGATTCTTTCAGCAACCGACTCTGCGAGACGCTTGTTGAGGGAGATATTCTTCTCGATCTGCTCGTTGAGTTTTGTCTCCATGTCATCAAGTTTTTCTACCATGCTCTCAAGCACATCATATTTATCTTCAGGGATTGATACATAATGATCTTCAAAAAGTCCTTTCAGACCGGTCATGAAGGACTCACTTAATTCCTCCTTCAGACCTTTTTCAATTGCGAGTTGGTTTTGAGTAAACCACTCTTCGGCAACATACTCAAGATATGAATCAACACGCTCATTAAGAGCAGTCTTGATTTCTGATACTTCTTCTTCTAAAGCAACAGCATACTGGTGCTCCAGAGACTCTTGAATTTTTGAAATTCTTGAGTTAATAGCAGCTTCAAAAATTGTTTTTGCCTTCTCTTGGAACTCTTCAGAAAGTTCTTCACCTTCCAGAAGAGCATTGACATCTTCTTCAATGTCAAGTTCTTCTTCTACTGCTTCCTCTTCTTCCTCTTCTTCCTCTTCTTCTTCAGTCTCTTCACCTTCCTCATCAACTTCAGCGAGAACTTCTTCCTCTTCGTCCTCTTCTTCTGATTCTAAAATTACTTCTTCGTCATCAAGATCTTCTTCTTCTTTCATACCCTTCATTGCCTCTGCTGGCTTTGCACCTTTGGTTACAACATCCTTAACTTGCTTAAGGGTTGCACCTGGGGTCTTCAGTTTTGCTGAATCATCATCAGACTTATAATTTTCTGGGGTAGGTCCGCCAAGGTCTTCCCAACCAGTGGTTTGTCCTGGTGGAATGTTTCCTGAAAGATGTTGCATTGGTTCTGCAGCTTTTGCTCCAGAATTTACAGCAGTCTTGGATTGCTTGGTGCCTGCTTCCATTTCTTGTAATTGTGTGCCACGAGACATTTGAACTCTCCGATTTTTCCTGTATAAAATCTATATTTATTTATAAATTAATAAATTACAGTGAGTTTAAAAACTCATTGAATAAATTCAACTTATGCTCTTCCAACCTTTTTTGATCAACAAGAGTGTTAATTGTTCTATATGTTTTTTCTGCTGCCTTTTCTCTTAAAATACCACCATCCCAAACCCATTCCTTACCCTCCATAATTCCCTGAACAAATGCATCAGGTGCAGAAGGATCAGCAACGATATCTGCTGCCGTTGCCAACATGAAATCTTCACCAACTTCCATGTACCCTTCTTTTGATTGAGAAACTGATCCAATACCGCGAGAAGAAACGCCGAGAGTAACACCCTCTTTTAAAAGTGACTCTGCAATCTTACCCATTGGAGTGGAAAGAATTTGTGCTTTCCCTACAAAATTATTACCCTCTTTAGTCAGAGAAACAATCTTGTGAGATACTCTGTCCAAATTCACAACTGGTCCATCAGGATGACCAAGTTCTCCAAGAGCACGACCTTTATTAATATATTGCTCCGTATAACGACTCACCTCTTTCGCCACTGTCGGCATACGGTACATTCTGCCATTACGATTTACCACTTCAGTTTGAAGAAAAGGACCTTGAATGTAAAGAGTCTTCTTCCCATTCTTTTCTTCAGTAATAACTTGTACTGATTCAATTTCTTCTGTGATGAGTTTCATTTTAGGCTTGTCCTGTGATTTGAACTTGTTGGAGGTAAATTAAACCGGCACCTACACCATATGCTGAAAGTTTTTGTGATGATGATAAAGTTGCATCTGGTGAGGAAAATGCAGTTTTAATACCAGAAGAATCGTAATTAATTACTGCTCTTCTTTGGTGATATCCATCAAAACTTGATGATGTGTCAACTGAAGTAATTCTTTGGTGCGTAAAATTATAATATGACTGGCCACTCGCGCTAAAGGAAACATACTCACCAACTCCAAAAGGACATTGAGTTCCTTCTGCAAAAGTAATCGTTGTTGTTGTTCCTGTAGTAACTCCAACAACTCTATTTGATGCTTTTGTTAAAGCAAGAGTTGTTGAGGTGTTTGCTGCGATATAATAATCAGAGACTGAAGCGACAGGATCTCCATCAATTTTTACATGAGCTGGATTTCCAACAGCAACTACTCTCAATACGTTAGATTGAACAGTAAATGCAGATGATGTAGATGCAACTCCCGATGAAAAAGCAAATGAGGCACCTGCCCCAACTGGTCTATGCGCCATTATTTTTAAAGTACACTTTTAGTTATTTATTAATAATTATTCTTCTTGATCTTCTTCTACCTCATCAGCAATTTCTCCGAATAAAGAAGACGCTACTGCAGGTCTAAATTCGTCAATTTTTTCTGCTGATTTTGCAAATAAAAGTTCTTTGATTTTGTCACTGATAGTGGAAGGTGATTCATCAGAAACAATCATATCCATAAGTTCATCCATTTTAATTAATTAAAAAGTAATCGTCTGTATTTATATTATGCCACCTTTGGGCATCTCAACTGCTTTTCCGCTAGCTTCTGTTGCAGCTCCTTGTGCGTCCATGTTTGGTTCCATTACTGGTTGACCAAGATCCATTTCTGCACCAGCAATCGGTTGTCCAGTAGTTGGGTCAATTTGCATTTGTGCTGGATCTGGAATGATACCATCTTTAATTTCTTTTTTAATCAGTTTATCCTGCTCCAAAATCTCTTGATCTGTTTGGCGAAGAACCTTTCTGCGAACATAATCTTGAGAGAAGTATTTTCCAACATACGGTTCTGCTGCCTGAACCATTGTCAATCTTTCGTTCAAAAGTTCTGTTTCTTTGAGTTCTGCAAAATGATTATCATAAAGAAAATCGTATTGAATATGCTCACTCATTGATTCCCAATCTTCTGGTGTTATAATGTTTTTAAGAATCAATTGGGTTCTTAACATATCGTTAAACATTCCAGAAAATCTTTTTCTCAAACGTCCTACAAATTTACTGAACTTAACTTCATCACGAAGAATTTCTGATGAACGCCCAAGATTAAATCCACCTTCGCCATCCATTCTTGATGGTGGTACATTTAATGAACGATAAAGTTTCTTCTTGAAATATTCAATATCGGTGATTTCTCCAAGATTCTGTCCACCGGGAAGAGTGGAAATTTCAGTTCCTCTACCACCTTCACGACGAGGAAGCCAGAAATCTTCCAACATAGACATGAATTTTTTATCATCACGAATTTCGCCTGTACTCGCATCATATTCAAGTTTGTTGCGATAACGCATCATTACATCACGCAAGTATTGTTCGGCTTTGACTTTGGGTAAATTGCCAACATCAATATAGAAAATTCTACGTTCTGGGGCGCGTGATAAACGATAAATGACCAAAGAATCTTCAATCATTCTCAACTGGTTGAGTGATTTAATTGCTTTGTGTAAATACGAAAGAGTTGACCCTTTATTTCTATCTACGAGACCTGACGTGCAATATGTAATTGAATCTTTTGTAAATTTAATTCCCGCAGTTCCTCCTAAAGATGATGGATTTGTAGTGGGCCATGTCATCTTTGGATTATAAACAAAATACTCCTCTATTTCAGGAAATTCATATTCCATTGGATTATCCGCATTTACATTTGCCAATCTAATGGAATTTTTTTCTTTTTCGGTCTTTTTTTGTTGGCGAATATAACGCATTTTCATTGCGTCAATATACCTTAATTCTTGAATTCCTTCTTGTGGATTTTTAAGATCAATTACTTTGTGATAATAAAGTCTTCCATCAACATACCAGTTTCTATAGATTTCGTGACATTTTGCGTCAAAATCTAATAGATCTAAAATATACTTAAATTCGTCTCTAATCTTTTTCTTGATACCATCACTTGCATTTAAATTATCAAGATCAATTTGAACAGGACTATCATTTGTGTCACTTACAATAGCCTCATTAACAATATCTTCAATGGCACTATCACATTCTGGGTGAAGTGCCATCTCACGATATCTTTTAATCAGATCAAATTCAGTCCTATATACACCCTCAATATCTACATATGAACCAAAAAATCCACTGGTAAGGTAAAAGTCAGACCCGTCCTCTTTATTGGGAGGAACGGGTGAGACTGTACCTTTAGACAGTGGATCTGTTTCTTGAATTGAAAAACCAAATAATC